AAACGGGGACAATGGGCGTAGTAAAACAACTTTGAAATTATGTTGCTATATTAAGGTGGTGGTGTAAATAAAAGTATAAAACGGGGACAACGGGCAATTTTATTATATTTATCAAGTAATAAATAAAATAATTCATTACAAATTTATGAAAAATAATTAAAACCATATTTGACTATACCAATTGGTTCCATTTGCGTCAAATTCAAGGGTAGGGTTTTTTTTATTGTATAAAACATGCTATACAATAAAAAACAAATACTAACTTACAAGGAGGGAATTATTTTTTAATCCTCAGTAAGCAATCTGGGAACACAATTGATGGTCTGTAACTCCTGAGACAGCAATTTGAACGCATATGGTATTTCGACATAGGCGAAGTCGGTGGTGTTATTACATACCGCGCAATTATGGACTGTGATATCGAGTTTCACAAACGAATTGCCTTCGGTCTTGTATTGCATAATACCGCTGTTGTTATACTGGGCAATCATACCGCATTTTTTACAAACATGAACACTGTATTTATCAGATACATCATACAATCTTTCGCGGCAGAATCGACTCATTCCGTGCGCAATCATAACATCGCGCTCCATCTCACCAATACGGAAACCACCATCTCTGCTGCGGCCTTCGGCCGGTTGCCTGGTCAAATTCACCATGGGGCCAATGGATCGACTGTGTTGCTTATCATTCACCATGTGCTTGAGTCGCTGGTAAAACACGGGGCCGATAAATATATTGGTCTCTATCGGCTCGCCGGTCATTCCATTATACATGACTTCGTTTCCATAACTCTCATAGCCGAGCTTCTGAAGCTGTTCTGCGATGGTGGTCACGTCCAATTCGCCGAAACTGGTGCCGTCGCCATACATACCTAGATGGACAAGCACCTTTCCAAGTAAGGTTTCCTTGAGCTGGCCGATCGTCATACGTGAAGGAATAGCGTGCGGGTTGATGATAATATCAGGACGTAATCCGTTTTTGGTGTAAGGCATATCGCACTCGGGAATGATGTTTCCGACAGTGCCCTTCTGACCGTGTCTACTCGAATTACCTGTGAATGAACATTTTCCATTTCTTCTTACAAGAAATACTTCAGACGGAACTCTCAGACAATAAACCTTTCCTTCAAAGTGAGACACTTCCTCTGTTTGTCCAAATTGTTCTTTGGAATGTCCATGATTTAATGTTGGATATAATCTTTTTCTACGAATTCCAATATCCCACGAAGTTTCAGTGCATCTTATAATTCTTCCATCCTTTAGTGTAGTTTCATGTCCTGGTAAATACCGTGCGGTGTAATATGCAGTGAAGCCACTGTGTTGTGCTAATATTTGGACATCGTCTCGCAATTTGATTGATGACGTTGAATAATGTAGAGAAGTAGCTGTTTCATGTCCGTCACCCAAACACATAGAATTTAATAAAATCTCGGACTGTCTTGAACTTAATAGTTTTGTCCATACGGGCAATGTTTTATTAGTTGCGCCAACACTTAGTTTTTCAAATTCAATAGCCAAATCCTTATTATTAATATACCATTTAAATGTTTTAGCATTCATTGAGTATTTTAATCCAAGCATTTCACATGATTCATATAAAGCATCTTGAACTCTTTTCTTATTTGCGGCGAATTCAATGCGAGCAATATAGTCTTTTTTGCAAATATATGTCCAGCCTTCCGCCATAAATATACCAAGAATTACAAGAAATTCATCTGCGTTAGTCCCGGTAAATATTTGGTTTCCAAAATTTATTTCGTAGTCCGCATTGTTAATAGGACTTCCTCCACTTTGAAATCGGACACGTTTTCCAATAATATCTTTTGCTTGCATTAATTCATAATTCTGACTATATCTTTGTTTAATCCACATCCTATGATTTAAAGTCACTTTTTGACTAACCCCCTGAGTTTCAATTTCATACATATCGCCAGTATGGTCAAATACCAAAGTTTCCAATGGATGAACATATTCTAGTTTACTGGTTTGACGATTCAATTGAGCAATCATATCGTTGGTTGATACTTCGGCAATCGGAACCCATCCACGATTAGTCAATACATCATGATCGTCCGTCATACAGAATTTATCGCCCATCACCGGCTTTCTATGAATTCGGACGCGGACTTTGGCGAAATTGTATCCATCACCATTTCGTCCAATGTAATTTTCATCAACGTATATTTCTTCACCACCCGTGCGGAAACTCTTGCTTTGGTCTTCAAACTTCACTGATTTCGTCAAGTCGTTGCGATTGTCCTTTATATGGGTGACCTTGGCCATGATTATGTCGTGGTCTTCCAACATGGTGTTTTTCGGGACAAACCCTTGAGAATTAATCTTGTCGTAGTTTCCGTATTTAACACCCTTAGTCTTTGTAGGGTCGGGTTTTGTGCGACTCACGAAATTGGTGATGTTTTTGTCCTCGTCCTTTTCCGTGTGATATATGGTCGTGGAGAACATACCGCGGTCAATAGAACCCTGATTCACCAACACACTATCTTCCTGATTGTAGCCGGTGTGCGACATGATTGCGACGTAAATTTGTTGTCCGGAAGGAATTTTAACCAAATCCAGCCAATTCATTAAGCGGGTATCCACCAGGGGACGAGAAGGGTAGGAAAGCACATATGCGGTTTTGTCGCAACGCTTGTCGAAGTTGGTTGCGTAAATGCCCATTGCCTGCTTGCCCTGCGCGCATTGGTACGTGTTGCGAGGAGCTTGGTTGTGTTCAGGGAACGGAATGCACGACGCAAGAACCCCGAATATGGTGCTTGGATGAATTTCGCAATGGGTATACTGAACTCGCATATCCTTTTGTATGTAGGCGTTCTTTGCGCGAAGCGCGATAAGAGCAAAGTTCTGCTCTTCGGGATCAATATACTCAATCACCGAGGTGTCCAACTTACAATTGGTGAGCAAATCATTCCATGATATTTCGTCATCAGACAGCTGTCTAATAATATCCTTGGTAATAAGGGCTCGGCCATCTTTGACCCTAAGCAAAGGGCGCGTCATACGGCCACCGTCATTACAAATACGGATTTCCATCATCTTACAATCAAATACGACGGACGTATAGATATTGATGATACCCCTGTATTTCTTATCCTTCATCGACTCATATAAAGTCATTGGATCATCAGTCACTCCAACCCAGCAACCATTCACAAACACCTTTACTTTGTTGAAAGCATCGCCGGGTTTAATAGTGTTGATATCATTCATGAACGGCGCAACATACGTGTATAGCGATGAACTGTTTGTGGAAATCGTCATATGCGTCAAATAACTGATGTTTTTTACAACACCAATTGACTGACCTTCTGGAGTTTCCGCAGGACACAGAAACCCCCAGGTGGTTCCGTGTAATTTACGCGGGTCAATGAGCTCCCCGCTCTTATCAATTGGCGTGTTAATACGACGCATATGACTAAGTGTTGCCGCGGTAGTGAGTCGATTCACAACCTGAGCAACGCCGACCTTGCTGCTGTTGCTCTGCTTGATACTGAAATCGCCGGTTGAAAGCGCGCGATTAATACCAGTTTCAATTGTGGTAGATTTGATGATTTTACAGATATTGGACGCGCTGATTATATTCTCATAATCGTCAGACGAGCGCCAAGATCCGTTGTTGATTTCCTTGATCACATTCTTCTGCATCTCTTTTACCAATTTGTTGAAGTAGTTTCGGAAAAGGTTGTTAAGCAATTGGCCGGTCAAGTCAATGCGTTTATTCACATAGGAATCGCGGTCATTTGGTTTAATCCAGCCGAGTGCGGTCTGAATCAACTTGTTCGCCATGTATGCGATAAAATATATTTTTTGCTCAGGTGTCTGACAGTGAGGGAACAAGTCATTACTCAACACTTCAAGTGTGAAATCCTGTTTCTTTTTTAATCCGGAATCCTTATCCATGTTCATCGGTATAAACGCAACATAGGATGTAATATGTTTAAGCGCATCTTCTTTCGTCATACAATAATTTGCCTCAACGACGGACGCGTTCAAGAATTTCAATAATTCCGCTTGCTTGGAATCAGTAATGCTGAGAACAATGTATTCGCAAATGTTCTTGTCTGAAATTACACCGAGCGCGCGAAACAATACAAACAAGTCAATCGGCTCTCTCACTCTTGGAATCACCACCTTCAATGGAAATCCATAGCCGTTGTTCTTGCTCGCAACCTCGATTTCAATTTGTTTCGGCGAGATACATTTGTAGTCTGGGATGGATTTGATTTCGGCATACCAACTGCAGCGAGACGCATTCTTTCCGTCGTAGCAATACACGGAATTTTGGGCGGCACGCTCCTGCGGCAAAACTGTCTTCTCTGACCCCTTAATGATGAAATATCCGCCGTGATCAAATTCGCACTCCCCTACATCCGTAGGGTCTAATTGCGGATTTTGTGTGAGAACACAGATGGACGACTTGACCATGATGGGGATTTTACCAATATTTACTTTGGGAATGACTTTGGTGATTACACGTGGCTGGTCCATGTCCAAAGTATCACGAATTGTGTATTTAACTGCGACGTTAATCGTCATGTTGGAAGCATATGTGAAATTGCGCAGACGCGCTTCCATGGGCAACATCATCTTGGTCGCGCCGTTGTTCTCGTATATTTGAGGCGGATAAATCTTGAGACTTTCAAAATTGACTTCGATTTCCAGACCATATAGGTCTTTTTCGGGGTTGTAGTCTTTGACGGAACGAATCTTGACGTTGTTGAACATGCGGATGGTTTCCTGCATCTGGAGATTGATGAAGTTGTTGTATGACTCGATTTGATGTCTCACCAAACGGGATGAGCTCTGGCCTTTGAAATAGGATTCAATAATGGTATATGGTTCTTCGATGTATTCGCCCAAGTGGCCAATCACATCTCTGCTTGGGTTCGTCATGTTTTCCACGACAAGTTTTTCGATTTCTGCTTTTTGGGCGCTTTCTTCTTTTAAAATTTGTTCTAGTTGAATTGTAGTGTCGTTTGCTATGTCGACCTTCTTTTTGTTTGTGCGTTTTTTTGGTTCGTGTGTGTCGATCAGCATCTCGGTGTCGGCCGCCTTCTTGCTGACTCGCTTCTTCTTTTCTGGTTGTTGTTGAGTGGACATTTTTTTAGTATAGTTTGGTATAATAGTTTTGATATTATACTTAAAATAATATAGCGTTCAATTTTCTAAGTTGTTTTCAGAACTATTGTTTCTGACTTTAGCAAACTCGTTATGGTCGCGGCCAATATAGCTGAATTATAGTATGTTTATTTTATAACTACGTATGAGTGAATCCAAATTAAAAACAATATCTATAAATCCAGATATATTTGCGGGATTTGGCGGTGGGTCAAATACGCGAAAGAAAAAACCGGAAAAACCTTTGAAAATAAAGGCGCCTGTTCATAAATCGGACAAAACCAGAAAGAAAGAGATTTTACAGCGGATACGCGCAAATCAAGAAAAACAATACAAAACACTGTTTGATGAAAAAGAGAAAACACCAGACACGGTGGAAACCGCATTTAATAACGAATTCGATGAGTCGGTGAAATTTATGGAATCCGTTGTGGAAAATACGGAAAAGGCGAATTTGAACAGGACATTGAAAAACCAGACACCCATTACCACCAGTCAATCACTTTTATTTCATCCAGACCCCACTCTTTCAAAAATTGCTGAACCGTTTGATAATATAATAGATACGTTTGATACAGCAATTAGTCCTTTACTGGGCCCTTCATTGGGAACTCATGTAGCACCGCCATTTAAAATATTACCTTCACCTCAATATGGGTGCTTAAAAGGTGGTA